ATCCTTCCTCCACCTTAATCAAATCATCTTTTTTTAATTTCTTTTTAGTTTCTTTTTCCTTTATTTTAGTTTCATTTAATTTAAATTTATCCTTCTTTTCTTTCTTCCGATTAGTGTTTATTTCTTTTAAAGAATTAATTAACTTTTCCTGTGAGGAAACTCTCTCTTCTGCAATATTTTTTAAATAAATAGTGTCCTTATTCTTAGTGGTAATACCTCTTATCCTATCTTTAAGGATAGTATTCATGTCTGAGAAGATCTGGATATCGAGTAGATCTTCAATAACTTCTCTCCTGACACTTGCTCCCAATTGCATGAAGGGTACAAATGTGGATGAACCAAGTATGACGACTTGGGTAAAACTTTTGTAATTGAGTTTGAGGACTGATTGCTCCAAATATTTCTGCGTGTCTCTGGCAGCAGCGTCCTGGTCAACCATCTTATTGTTTTTGTAAACCTCAAAGAGATTTGGTTTGGCACCTCTGAAAACTCTGTATTCATCTTTTCCTATAGAAAAACATACTTCAACTTTTAATCCTTTTTCATTAATACTGTTTACTAACTGTCCACGATTAATCTTTCTGAATGGTTTGTTAAACAATGCAAAACAAAGAGCATCCAACATAGTGGATTTTCCTGCACCATTAGACCCTACAATTAATGTTGAGGGTGACTCACAAAAATCAATCTCAGTCCACTGGTCTCCTGTAGATAGGAAATTCTTCCAGCGAATAGTTTCAAATGTAATCATTAAGGTGGGATAATAAGATCGTCTTTTTTAATAATTAAATAAGTATATCCATACGTATTACAGTTTATAGCAATGACAGTAGGATCACACTCAATAATTTCTAATTCATCATCATAATCTTCTGCTTCTAGTTGTCCAGCATATCTTTCAGCATCATCATAGTCTTCAAATACAGTCACTGTTTTTCTACGCTTACCCTCTCTTATAGCATAGATACCGCCAGATTTTGTATCCGATAAAATAAACATCAGATTTCTGCTGCCTCCATATACAACGACCTCATAACATTTTTAATGTTCGACTTGTTAACTTTAAGATCAATTCCATCTATGTAGTTATCAAGAAGAGTCATTGTATCTTCGGTTTCCATCAGTCCAGTACCATTCTCTGCTTCTACACTTAAGTCTTCAATGATTTTTAAATCACCAAGACCCATGTCTTGAAGTTGACTAACCGTATAGTCAAATTTTGAATAGTCACCTTTGTCTTCTACAATGAGTTTGACGAACGTTCCTTTAACTTCGTCCTCATTCGGAAGTACAACTCCACCATTATAATACAACTTATGAAAAGTGTCAAAGGGATTTCTATGGAAACTACATCGTAGAGTGTCTGTGTTAAAGACATGAAAGCCTCTTTTAGTGCCGTAATCATTCCAATAAAGTTGGTAGGGGTTTCCAAGATATGTAACATTTTTCTTAGTAGACTTCATATGATAGTGACCACTAAACACTTTTTTAAATCTAGAAAAATGTTTAACATCCATACCATTTGTCATCACATGTCCAGGATGTGCTTCAAAACCATTAAGTTCCAAATGACCCATACAGATATCAGCAGAACTTTCATTAACAGCTCGTAGAGATTCATCATAGTTCTCATCACATATCCAAGGTAAAAAGAGTATGGGAAGACCATCAAACATAACTGTAGTAGGTTCTGTATAGGCAGTTATGTTTTCGTATTCTCCAAGTAATTCATTTGGAGCATTAACTCTTAAAGTGTTTTTATAATAAATGTCATGATTACCTACAAGGGTATGCATTTTAACATTCCTTTCTCTAAGAGGATCAAACCACATCTCTTTCGCTGCTTCCAATGACATAAAATTAATAGATCGACGTTTATCAAACGTATCACCTAGATTAATAATAGTATCAATTTTATTTGCATCCACAAAAGGGATCACAACTTCACTATAAAATTTTCTGTAATGATCAATGAAATTTTGATTGTCATTACGTACACCAAAATGCTGATCTGTTATGAGTAAGATCTTCATCTCTTTTGATTCATTTCAACACGATTCTTAATTTGATTATAGTCAGCTCCACCTTCTCCGTCAACTGTGAATACGTGATCGTAACCTGACTTCTCTAGAATTTTATCTTTAATATCCAACTGGCGTTTCTCTTTAGCAATACGACGTAAGAATGCATAATAAACTATTTGTGTAAAATAAGCAAATGGGTTCTTAGACTTTGCTGGATTAAAATTATCAATATATTGTATACAATTTTCTATACCATCACAAACCATATCATCCTTATACATGTAGTTGATGAAGTTTGGTCTGTATGATAAATGTTGTGCTATCTTTAAAAAACAACTTCCAATATAATTTCCTACTCTAGGTTTACTTTTACTTTTCCAACTCTTTAAAGTTTGGAACTGCACATCAGGTTCCATGTCAGCAAGACCTTCAATCTCCTTTACGGCAGCAATATATACTCTTTCTTTGTACTTAATGATAGCAGCAAGAAACTCCTGATTATCAACATAATGTTGTTTTTGTTTTTTTATTCTTTTCATAGGTGTCTTGCTTTGTATATATTATATCAGGGCTTGACACGTTTGTCAATTTGATGTACACTAACCGTGTAAGGGTTCAGGGCAATAATTTAAGTCTTAAATATTTTTTCAAATAGATTCCGTGCCTCGTCAATTTTTCCTAGGTAACCCATACTGGGTTTGGGATCAATTTTTAAATTATCTTTTTTTGGTGGTTTACCTTTATTTTCATTTAGAACAAACGCTTCATACATGAATGTAATTTCTTTACTCATTGAAGAAACTGTTAAAACATCTTTTTCTCTTATGATATAAAAATCCTCATCAGAAAATTGCATCCATTTCGCAAACCCCACCCCCCGAATATTGCGACCTTCATTATCTTTATTATTAATAACTATTGTAGAAACAGGGTTCTGGATAAAGGAAAGAGTTTCTCCATTATCTTCCGTAAGTACTGCTTTACCCAATACCTCTTCTCCACTGACGAGTTTAAAAACTCCGTAAAATTCTTCTTCGTGTTTTGCGTAACTAATCATCAGATTTTAATTTTACATCTATGATTTCATAATTAAAATTCTCTTGCTTGTAGATTTTAACTCTCTCCATTAAATGATTCAATGTGTAATTATGCCCACGATCTGTAGAGATGTCATCTGCAATATCATATAATGTTGCCTTATCTTTTAACCGTCCTTTTCTGAGGACTCTGCCAATGGACTGAAGATTTCTAACTCTGGACTTGGAGGGACTGGCGAAGACGAGGTTGTGCAACCGCTTAATGTTGATGCCAGTACTAAAAGTCCCATAAGAGGCGACAATAATGCCATTGTTTTCAGGAGTTTCATTTTCAACTAAATTCCGTATGTGTTCTCGGTCATCGACATCCACTCCACCATAAACTAAATGTACTGGTCTGTCGGTATGACTATTTATCATCTCATACAAAGGGAGACCGTGCTTCTCCACGTAGTTGAATAGTACCAGTGTATTTCCCTTTAAGTCACACGCTAAGTTACGGATGAATTTATTACGATGTTCATGCTCACAAAGGTAATCCATTTCATCTTGATATCCCTCAAAGATTTTTTCTTCATGCTTTAATAGAAGAATCTTTACTTTAAGTTTGGCAACATGCCCTTTCTTCATTAGATCAGATGTCCTAGTAACCTGAGTACATCTACCAAACACACCCTCCAATACTAATTGATTAGTATCCGACCCATCTAATGTACCAGTAAATCCAATACGATACTTACAACTATGCAACTTAGACATTAATTTAGTTAAAGATTTTGCTTTAAACAAATGTGCTTCGTCACCAATTACAACATCAAACCTATCAAAAAATTTTCTTGGTTCCTTATATAAGGACTGCCAAGTTGATATAACTACATCATGGTCTGTATATTTTTCTTCACCAGCATATATTTTATGGCAGTGATACTCAGTGTTCCAACCATATTCTGTAAAGTCTTTGTACATTTGTTCAACAAGAGACGTAGTTGGTACTATAATAAGTACATTCCTTTTCACATTTACATGAAACCTAACCAATGAATAAATCATTAAGGATTTCCCGCTGGCAGTTGGGGACAATAGGAGCCGTCTGTTGTATCGTAGGGACTCGTATATTGCTGAATATTGGTAGTCCCGAACCTTTAATCCCGAAGGGAGACCCAATGCTTGAACAAATCCAACTACAGACTCAGGAGTTATTAGATCATTCTGATCCTTGGGATGTCCAAAGTATTGAGATTCCTCGAACTGATAATGATATCCCCTTTCCTTTGCCCAGTCAGTTAGATAATCTACTAAACCGCAATAGATCTCCCCAGTAGCAGGTGAGTATAATCTTACTTTACCATCCCAACCTTTGTATCTCCTTGTCCTTTGCATATACTTTGCAGAGGGGATTTCAAAGGTAAAAAATTCTGCTGCCTCCTTATGGAGATGAGGTTCCGCTTCAACTTTCAAATAAACTTCATTCTTCTTACGAATAAGGAGGTCCATAAAACCATGCTACAATTGATTTACGAAGTCCAGAGGTGATAGGGCGAACCCTATGCCATTGGTCACCTTGGAAAAAAATAGCAGACCAAGGTTTTAACTTAAAAGTCTTATACCTTGGATCTGCATCTGGTCTATATATCTCCAAATCAAACTCCCCTCCTTCGTAGTCATCATTAAGGAAAAGGGACATACTAATCTTTCTTACCATTCCCCCGACAGGTTTTGGATGTTGATCCACATGCCAGTTATAAAAATCTCCCTCTCCATAGATACCAAATTGTACTGGTTCTATACCTACAAGATTCAAGTTCCAGTTAGCAGATCTATTAATCTGTTTAGACATACGCATAAGCATAGACGCAAGATCCATATCTCTCACCCACGCTACTTCAGAACTCCTAGTTGATCTGTGACTACTGTATAATTCTCCTTTAGTAAATTTTAAATCTTGTGATATTGCTTTTCGTACTGTATCAATTGACTGCCTATTGAAGGATACTTCCTTGTAAAAAAGTCCATAATTCATTATTAAAAACCACTTTGAAATTTCTTCCACTCAATAGCATTCTTAATATGATACGTGCGATTATTAATCATACGCAAAACACCATCTAAAAAGAAGATCACTTGGTCTATGTATTCAATCTTATACTTAAGTTTTCCGATATCTTCATCTGCTTCAATAAACATCGAGATCTCTTCCTTAGTAGTAAGTTTGAGATCAAATGGCATCTCCTTATAGATGGAAGATGGTGCCTTACCTTTGTAGTACAACCACTTCTCTTTAATGAGACGTTTCATTTCAATGTCCCTTTCCTTTTTCATAAGGGAATATTGATTGTGGAACTCCATATACTTCATATGAAGTTGAGGAATTGCCAAGGAATCATTATCATGTAGATCATCATCCAATTTAGAATCAGACTTCCACATATCCTGCAATGTTTCTAAGTTCATAATATAGAAAAATCAATAAGTTATCGTCTTGTTTGTGAGTTTGTATTTCTTATTTCGTATAGTGTATATCTAAACGTTGCTGTTGAGGTGAAGTAATCATTATCACCACCAGTAACATCAAATGGTAATGATGATAAACTCACAGGAAACATGTCTTTAAATACAACATCGAAATTTGCAATGTTATTATTGTTTAATACTTGTAATGTAGCATCTGAAAATCTAGGATCTTCTGAAGGACTATCTGCATACTTGTCTATCCAAACTCGTCTTTCTTTAAATTCTTGAGGAGTTCCCAATGCTCTCATCCAGTTATGGATCTGCATATAATTTCTTAGATCCTCATCAACAATAAACTCAATAGAAAATTCACTGTAACGCATGTTGCCTTCAACTGGGATGGGAACCATACCCCTAGTTGGAATCTCAACTTGTCCTAGTTCTACAGTAGGGATTTCTGCCTTTTGACACAAGAAAGATACCTTTGTAGCTTTATCCAAAAGGAATAAAAATCCTATTGGAGAAAGAAAGTTTCTATTTGTTAATTGGTCTGAGTACCAGTTTGCCATTAGACTATTCTTGTTCCATTAATATTTAGGCACCCAATAAAAAAGGACTCCGAAGAGTCCTTTATATTCCTTTTTGTGTTCCTTAAACCAGAATCTCTTTACAGATTCGTTTACAACTGGGCTGATCTGTCTCGCATTCAATTAGACATTCGTAGTAATCATCTAATATTTTATCTTGTTCAGACGTATGGTGATTCCATTCTGCCAAACTATTTTGCGAAACTATGTTATGCATACTTATTCTCCTTTAACTTTACATATGATATAGAGAAGGTTTCAGTGCATCTTGGTGGACCTCGTTTGTGTGTAGGTTTCCCTGACTGATATTATTTATAATGGTTTGTGTTGGTATTAACAAAAATATATGCCTACTGATTTATACCTAAATATATTTTTTAAACTGTGAGGGAAGGAGTCGAACCTTCAAGTCCCGCCAGGAACACTAGTTAAACAGACTAGAGCGTTTACCGTTTCGCCACCTCACAAAGAAGCCCTATTCAAGGGCTGATATTATACGAGTCATTCCGATGCCTCCACCAGAACGAGGGAAGAAGTCAAAGGAAAGGAAGTCTTCTAGTTCTTTCTCTACTCTACTTCTACCAAACAAATCAATGATGAGTTGTGCATACTGTCCATCAGAGATGGTATAGAATGTATCTCTCATCTGATCTTTGTCTGTGCTTCTCTCTGCACTACCAATGGTTTCCATACCATTCAATATAACATCGATCTTCTTACTGGTGCCATCATCATTCCTTGCCATGTTCCAGAAGGGTGATGTCCATTCAGGGAAGTTAGTAATCATACCACGACCAATCTTCTCTTCATGATCATGGTCTAGTTCTTTAACATTAAATTGATTACTCCAATCATCATAAGTTCTTATAGAATCTTTTTCTAGTGGTAGACCTAACCATTCACATAGTTCCCACTCCATGAGTTGAAGTTCTTCTACACCACCCTTCATCTCAAACTCAAACATAGGGAAGATAGTCTCATGTCTACCTGGTACTGGGTTAGGTTCTGCCCTATATGATGTTGAGACACAGAAAAACCCCTCTTGTTTGGGGTTGGAAAGTAATTCATGTTCTAACCACATCTGACCTGTCTGTGGTAGTGGCCATATATTACCACCGTAGTTGTATGTTGCTACTGTTGTAGGATCTTCACAAGCAGCAAGGATACTTAAACGGTTCTGAGTGTGTACTTCTAGAAAACCTTTAGACAAAAAAAATGACCTCAATAGGTCAACTGCATCGGAGTATTTTTTTGGGTCAATTAAACTTGTCATTACTATTGGTCAAACTGAGATATTTATACAAAAAAAGAGACCCCTTAGGGTCTCTTTAAAGTTATGTGTTAATAACACCAAATTACATGATGTTAGCAACTTGTGTACGCCTGTA